GTCAATTAAGGGCTGTGCATAGATTGCCAGAGCGTCGGCCACTATCTCGCGCATATCATCCTTATCTTGAGTTAGCTTTTTAAGCATAAACTTCTGGCCATAGCGCTCAAAATTTAGATCCTTTGGGAATTTGATTTGATGGCCTAATATAGATAGATCCTTTCGGGGCCTATGGTCTAGCTCATTCATGCCGTTTAAAATTAGCTTTTCGTATATATGCTCAATTATAGGGCTTAAATCTGCCCTTGTATTTTCAAGATGGGATAGGTCTATATTACTAAATATGCTAAGTAGCTCAATAGGCTCGCTGTTTGGCCTCATTGCTGCCCATTGTTTGACCGTTATCTCCTCCCAACTATCTGGAATTTGGCCGCCGATAATATCATCATCGTGGTATATTTTAAATCGTTTCATCGTATCGTAATTGCCCCCCTTAGTGCATAGCTTAGCGCGTATCTAACAGCGTCTACAGAATGATTATTTAAATCTAGTGGCTCATCTGTGGGGTCATTATCATCGTTTAATTTATACTTATATTCCCTAAATTCTTTGATGGTTTCTAAGGCCTCCTCATGAATAAATATCTGGTGCGTTCTGATAAATCCAAGGCCCTGTCTTATTGAGTCTTTGCCCTTTTTAGCGGGCTTTATTCTTATTCCGCGGTTGCGCAATTCTTTGATGGTTCTGGGTTCATTGTCAGCGTAAACCTTATGCACTCCCAAAGCGTGCAACTCCTCGGCTATGTCTTTTAGTAGCATTTTAGTTCTAAAAAATATTTGTTCGATATAGATGGCTTGGTCTACCTTGGTAACTTTCACGCATACGGTAGGGTCATTATAGCCAAAATCAATGCCGTAAAAGACCTTACCTTCTGGGACGTAATCACAAATATGTATCTGATCAAAGACTAGGTTTCTGGATTGTACCCATTGACCCAACGTATAAACGTTGTATAAGTCGATGTCTGTTTTTTTAAGTCCTTCTATTTCCTTGACCATCTCATTAGGGATATACGGATTATCCTTATAGGTGCTGACATCTAGTTTGACGTCTTGATCTGGCCAATGTTGGCGGTCATCCTCTATATATGTCTTGCACCAATTTTCTATTCCTGCAGGATTATAATCCAAGATCGCAAACCTCTCGCACCTCATTATTAATTGGTTGAATGCCTCAAAAGGTATTGTATTTGCCTCATTCAAATAAAAGAATGTGTTCTGTCTACCTCTCAGCTTAGCGCTGTTTAGGTCGTCCGTACTAAAAAACTGAACTATCCTGTTCTCAAACTCTAATTCTAACAACGTTTTTCGATGGTCGACGTAATAATAAATATCCATATCCTGTAATAGAGAAATGAACTCTTTATATGATGAGGCCCTAAGGGCGGGTAGCGTTTCCCTTATAACTGAGAATGTACCTTTGGGTACGTAGTCATCTCCAAAATAACCAGAGGCTAACCAGATGGCAATACCTTGTAAAATGCTGTGAGTCTTGCTTGATCTTGCGCCACCCCTAAACGCGTTAATCCTTTTCTGGCTTGTCCACAGGCTCTGAAATACTCGCGTGTGCCTTAATCGTATAGTCCTCATATTCAATAATTATTTTTGCGTCGTTTTCTGGTACTAAAAAGGGGATGCGTTGTATCTTGGCTTTCTTAAATTCGAGCAAGTTCGCCCAGAATAGTAGCCTATCTTTGGGCGTTAATTCGTGGATATCCTCCTCAACTTTTGCCTCCAATAAGCTCAATGCTTCTTCTACGTTCATAGTAATTCAATCGTTTTAGAAATGTAATATAGTTCTCTTTTTTTATCCTCTTTTCTAGTAGCTCCTTGCGTGCTAGTTCGTAGGTTTCAAAAGGATTAATCGCGGGTTTGTAGTAGTAATCTCTCAAAATCTTCCTGTTTAAGTGATACAATAGTCCCCATATTATTTCGCTTATGATATACGACAGGGACTTTTTTTGTAGGCATCCTCTTTAAGATGTCATGCAAGCTAGGCTTTAATTTCTCAACGGCCTTGCATTGGATGTAAAAGTCTGTATTATCTATGATATCAACTCCTAAATCATCCATTCTCTTGCTCTCTGATCTGCTTGTGACAGCGTCATAGCCTAGCTCCTTTAGCCTGTTAACTATCTGTAGCTCATAGGCGTGGCCCTTTGCTCTGCTATTAATCATTTCTGAGTCGTTACCTTTGCCAGAGCTTCCCTAAGAGTAAGGGTGGAGCGGTCGCCCGCGTCCCCCTTCCTGTCCAAGTGAGCATCTTCTCGCTCCCTTGCTATCTTATCTAGCTTATCCATGATAGACTCGCGAATCTGGTTTGGTGTTATCCTCCCAAATACTTTGACTTTGCCTGTTTTAAAGTCGTTAATCACGTCAATAAAAACAGATAGCGGTTCGTATTTAAACTCCCTATAAAAGGCATCCATCATTTGCGTGAGCGCTTGAGGATCAACGTCATTATAAAGATTACAAACCCCATACATAGCAGCGCTAACAGCCGTTTGAACTCTCTCCACCTGTTCACACTCATTGAGAATAGTGGTTAATGATGTGTTCAAAGGCAGCCCGATGTCTTGATTTTCTTGTCTGGATAATTTCATCGTAGTATGATTCGTTAAATAGATAGGTAAATGGATTTTTGCGGTATCGTTTATCTGGTGTAGACTCCACATAGTTAACTACATGGAGGATGCACTCTTGCCGCGTCATTGGGTCGAGCTTTTGCCATGCTTTTAAGCATTTCTTACGCTCGATTTTCTTATCGTATAGCTCCCAAAACTCCTCGAATGTTGGGCCTATGTCTGGCTCTCCGTTTTGCGTACTCATGATTCGAATGGGTCTTCGCCTGTGATCAATTTATCGAGCTTGATATTCATCAATTCAAACTCAAATTTTGCGGCCTCTGGCAGCTCCTTTTTTGGCTTTGGGCTAACGGTGTACTTGGTCTCGAGTGCGTCCCCTGTGCGTGTTATTTTGAGGTCATACTCGCGCGGGTCGCCCCAATCTGCATCATTAATTAAATTCATTATTGCCTCCTGTATTGTCCTCTGGTTTATCTGCCATATCTGGACAGAGTTAGCCTCATAATTCCAGACGGCGCACGCCCAGAAATGCTTGGCTTTCTGTGTGGCTTGTTCATCTTGTATATCTCTCATATTGGAAACCCTTACAGGCTTTTCTGTGCCGTGTATAGATTCCCACCATTCCCAGCCTGTGATGGGATTGCCTAAAAATCTAAGAACGGTTTCGCCCTTAAGGCATTTGGTATAGCCGCCAGAGCTTGGCTTTGGTGCTTGGTAATCGTTTGGTAAAAAAGTCATAAATCTGTTTTTAAAATGTTAATAATCAATTGTTTTAAAGTAATACCCTCCACAGCCGCCCTAACTTTGAGAGCGGTGTGCAGTTCTTCTGGTAGTTCTATGTTAATCCTCATGAAATTTGGGTTTTAAATCTTCTTCTAATGCCTTAAAATATGCGGCGTTATCTTGTACCATCTTGAGAACTTCGTTTTTTACGACTTCCAAATGTACATTGTCGCCGCTATTCTTACCCATGTCATAGGCATAAGATAGAAAATTCTTAAGTGATCGTTCGGATATTGTATAAGTTTTCATAAGTCTGTTTCTGTTTGCTTGATACAAACATAAGTAGACTTACTTTAATAACCAAACTTATTGAAAAATATTTTATACTTTGAAGAAAGGTGCCGCTATTTTCTGGCCTGTGGTGGTCTTGGTATTGAATTCGGGGTATATTGTGAGGTTATCACGTAGGAAAGTTTCAACGTCTTTCTGGTAGCTGAGCGCTACGGCGTTGGCTTGGGTTGTATTAGTGCGCACGGTACTTGGCCCGCTTGTGGTAGTGTTTTCCTGATTAAGACTGCCTACTCCATATCTGCCAACATTCGTATTTTGTTGCAATAGGAAACGGCCATAAGTAAAGTAAACGCTACTGCTCATTAGGCCATTTTGTCTCACTACTACTCCATTGGTGTTCGTGTAGTTAGCGCCAAACCAGAGGTTAGTATATTTTTGGGTGGCGAATGACTTGGTCGCTACGGTGTAATCATTGAGTAATAACAAATAAAGCTCCGCCCCTAAGAAGGGTTTGACGTTAATGGTCTGCGCCTCTCTGATAAAGATG